GGAGGGCTCCCTCTTATTCCCTGTTCACCTTGAGGGCACGCTCCCTCTCTGCCTTGATTCTAGCAGCGATCCCCTCGTCGCTGACGGCGCGCACGACAACGCTGAACGCCTGGAGCTTCCCTTCCGCGCTCAGATCCGCCGTGTGCAGGTCGAAGAGCTTGTGGAAGAGAGGATGGTCGCCGCCGAGCTTGACGGCAAACCACGCGATCTGGGCCAGGACCTCGTTGTCCTCGGTCAACTCGAAGCGCGGGCAGATGCGCTTCGGGTCGCGCTGGATCTTGAGAAGCGTCGCGCGTGGGACGCAGGGGTCCTCTTCGCCCCCGCGCCCTAGCATCACGCACTTCCAGCAGACGGCCTCGGTGACTTGCGGGCTATCCAGCCGCCACGCGAGCCACCCTACGAGTTTCCCAGGGCCTCCGTTTCGGACTTGGTCGTCTCGGTCTGGAGCATGGCCGCCTTGAGGATGAGGAACGTCGGGAGATCCTGGCGCTCCTTCTTGAGCGTCTCGGTGTCGGTCACGACCGCGAACGGGCGAAGCTGGGTCAGAACCCGCATCTTCACCTCGTGCGAGAGGAACGCGCCGCTCAGGTCGATCACGTCACCGACCTTCTGCTCCGCCTTGAGAAGCCCGGTCCACAGGCGCGCGGCCTCTTCGTCGGCCACCTCGATCTGGAGCCCCCTGGAGTCCACCCAAGCCCAGGCCGCCTGACCGAGCAGCCACTTCGTCGTCTCTTCCAGGCTGCGCTCGATCTGAGGCCGGCGAACGCCGTCCACGACCGACATCGTCTCGCGCCCGTACTGCTTGCCGATGCGTGTCGCCACGTCGTGCGGGATGCGCCGAATCCGCACCTCGAAGGGCGCTGGCATCTCTTCGCCGAACGGGAACCACACGCCCAGGTCGTTCTCGCTCTTCCCGTAGTCTTTGAGTACGGCCACGCTTCACCTCCACGCTAGGGGGCGCGGGGGAGGTTGCCCTCCCCCGCTCAAGGGTCTTAGAAGTTGCCGAAGTCGTCGATGTCTGCCGTGTCGTTGTAGACGTAGAGACGCGGCATCGTCGCGTCGATGTCCGCCGGGTTCTCCGCGTTGTGCGCCTTCCAGGCGACCGAGAGCGGCACCCGACCACGGCCCCCGACGTTCGGGTAGCCGCCGGTCAACTGCACGCCCGGCACGACGAGCACGATCTTGTAGGGCTTCCCGTTCGAGTAGAAGTCGGGATGGGTGAACGTGAAGCGGAGCGAGAGGACCACCTTCGAGATGTTCGCTTCCACGAGGAAGTGGTTGTCGTCGTCGTAGATCGGGAACTCCAGGGTTCCGGTGATCTCGACCGTGTCCGTGCTCGGCTCGGAGGCGAAGTCGCCGTCGCAGGTCGTCTGCACCGGCTCGCCGTTGCGCTGAAGCGAGATGTTGAAGGCCGAGGCGCACAGGTCCACGTAGGACGAGCCCGCCACGCCGCCGGACAACGTCGCGCCAGAAGCGGTGTACTCGGTGCTGCTCTCCGTGATCGTGTAGGCGTTCCCGACGACGCCCGCGAGGATCGAGGTGAGGATCACGCGGTTCAGGGTGGGGTTGGCGTAGGCCGTGACGACGGCGTTCGCCGTGGCGACGAGGTAGTCGCCCGCGACCGCGTTCGTGCCGCCGCTCTTGTTGATCGCGCGTTCGAGGTTGAGTGCGGTCAGGTCGGAGGTGCCGGCGATCTTCACGTCGTCCGCGACCGCGACGGCGACCACGAACGTGTAGACGCGCCCGTTGACGGTCACGAAGTCAGCGGGTGCCGGGTTCACGCCGGTGTAGGCGTAGTACCCCGTCGCCGTCAAGGCCACGGGTGCCTCGGCGATCTCGATGATGGTCTGGCCGAACTTCACCAGACGCCGCTCCTCGGGAAGCGCGCCCTTTCCGGGCAGGGTCCACGACGTGCTCGCGGTGTTGAAGGTGGACTCGCCCGGCTGAAGCTCTCGACCGATGCCTCGCACCGTGAGCTTGACCGGCTGGCCCGCCGCGCCATCGAACGTCAGCCCCATCGGCTTCCACGAGTCGATCTCGTGAATCGTGTGGGTGCCCGCGTCCACGACCTTCTCGAACGCGAGCGTTCCGTAGAAGCCCTCGTTGGAGGTCAGGAAGTCCATCTTGTGCTTGAAGCCGTCGCCGTCGATCACGGAGACGTTCTGGCCGAACACGTCGCGGAAGAACCGCTCGTGCCCGCTGTACTTGCCGTCCATGCCCGCGAGGTCGCCCTGAACGATCACCGCTCCGGTGTCGCTCGCGCCAGGAAGCGCCTGACCGTTGATCTGGTCGGAGTCGATCAACTGCACGTCGGGGACGATGGACTCGGAGGCGTACTCGACCTGATCGCCGTCGCCCAGGGCCACGGCGGTCCCCCACGTCACGGACTTTCGATATGCGGCCTTCGCCGCGCTGCCCTGAAGTTCGGCCATGTGCTACACCCTCCTCTTGAGTGCCTTGTCCTTGATCTTCGACATCTGCCGGAAAACCTCGGTGCCCACCTCTAGGGGGTCCGGGGCCGGCGGATTCATCTGCTGTTCGAGGAGGGCCACGCGCCGCTCCAACTCCTCCAAGCGTACCACCGTTTCCGCGAGCGCCTCGTGGCTCACGAGTCAACCTCCGTGTACTCGAACGAGACTTGAACCTGCACGAGCGCCCAGCCGTCCACTTCGAGATCGAGGTTCCGGTTGGCGATCTTGAGGATGGCGTCACCGATCTGCTTGAGGTGAAGGGCCCGGTACACGTCCTGCACCATCCTCATCTGGAGCTTCGGGATCGGGACGTAGCCGGACTCCCAGGGAAGCTCTGGGTAGCCGACCTTCTGCCCGGCCGTCACGAGCAGATCGCCAGGGAAGAGCGTTGCACACTGCGTGTAGTCCTGCGGGTTCACGTCGCCGGGCGACACGAGGTAGAGCACGCTCGGCCAGACCGCTTCGGTCCCTTCGGTGAGGTGCTTCACCTGTGGCTTCTGAACGATATAGGCGTCGAGCGCGTCGTAGATGTAGTCGGCCCCGACGGCCGCTGCGAGCATCGCTCGAACGGCCTCGATCAACCGAAACTCGGTCGGCTCCTCTGCCGGAAGGATTCCAGGCTGCGCCATCTACTTGATCCTCGCCACGTCCTTGAGGGTAGCACGGGCGAGCGCGACCATCTCCTTCTGCACGATCTCGACGATTTCGGGCGTGGCGTCTTCGACTGACGGCCGCAGGAACGGCCGGGCCGGGATGAACACCTTCGGCTTCTTCACGATGAAATACCCTCCCCCTGGAGCCGCCATCGGGAAGGCGAGAAAGGGCCCGTTGACGGCCATGATCTCGCCCCCGAACTCGTGGATGCGCGCGTAGCGAACGTCTTCGTTTCCCGCCTGGATGCTGGCGATGATCGCCTTCCCAGTAAAGCGCATGGGCCCAAGTTTGACCGTGCGCGCGAGGTTGCCCTGGCGGATGCCGAGCGGGCCGGGCGGAGGGTTAGGAGGGTCGAAGGACGAGATAGGGTGGCGGTTGTCCTTCCGCTGCATGTACTTCTTCGTGGCGTAGCGCACCGCGATGGGCATTCCCTTGCGAAGCCCTCGCAGGATGGCGACTGGAAGCCCAGCCTTGAAGGCGAGCAGAGCGGCGCGCGCCTGCTTCGGAGTCGCCACGGGTCACGTCCTGGCGGTCTTCGTCAGGGTCTTGAACTGGCGGAGCCGAACCATCAGGTCTTCGCTCAGGGTCTTCATGTCGTACTTGGTCGCCAACTGGAAACCCTGCGCGATCTCCGACACGACGCCCTGCGACTTGCGCTCTCGCGTGCGGTAGATGCGGGCCGCCACGTCGAGCGCGATCCCCTTGAGCATCGGAGGCACCGTCTCGGTCTGGGCATAGCCGCCCTTGTAGACCAGCCGTGCCGCGCTCTGGGTCGCCGGGAAGTAGCGCGAGCCGAAGCGCCAGATGTCCTCGGGGAAGTTGACGAACGGACCACTGCCCAGGTAGAGCGGGGACGAGCCCAGACGGCTACCGCTCGGAGGCGTCACCTTGGCCCCCATCAGGGTCACCATTCCAGCCATGCTGTCGATGATGTAGTCGGACGAGCCGACCAGAGCGCCGCCCAGGTACAGGGACGTGATCGAGCGCACCGGCCGGCGCAGCGCGTAGATGAAGCCTTGCGGATTCGCGAGGTCGTGGTACTCGTCCGTGTCCTCTTCGGGCAGCGTGTCCCCGATGTCGGCCACCGGGCGGTAGAGAAGCTCTCCCTCGATCACGTCCGCTACTTCCGAGAGGATGGAAATGATCTCTTCGTCCTGGGCGTTGCCGCGCACGCGCAAAGCGACCTTCGCCTCGTCGAGCGATACGAGGCTCCAGGGGACGAGGGCCGTGCCGGCGATCCCGCCCGCGAGCGTGCCGGGGACCGTGAACTCGGCTTCGTTCGAGGTGAGCGCGATGCTGTTGCCGGCGGTGCCCGGCGTGCGCGCGTCGATCCGCAGCGTGTTTCCGACCGCATCGTGCGCCGCACGGGCCGCCGCGTTCGCCGGGATCGCGTACCAGCCGGCCCCCGTCTGGCCGTTGATCGCGCCCGCGAGGTTCCTGACGGTCGCGTCCGGGTTGCCGGCCTCGATCTTGACGTGGCCGGCGGCCGTGAGCGCCCCCGTCTTCAGGGTATAGGTCACGGTGCCGACCGTGACGATCTTCGCGTCGGTCGCGTCCACTCCCGTGTACGTCAGGAGTCCGGTGGCGGAGACGGCGAGGCTCATTTACGTGACCTTTCGTCGCAGGAGCTTCCGAAGTGCGCGCTTGCTCAAGCCGCGCCCCTCCGCAGGGACCGGGTCGCCCGGTGCCTGTGGAGAAGCGGCGACGAGAGCCGGTGGTGATCCATCCACTACCAGCCCCCGTCGCGTCAGGACTCGCACGAACGCCTCGGGGAGAGTGACCGTGTCGCCCGGCTTGTACTTCCGGGTTCCGATGGTGCCCTCAGAGACGAACGTGCAAGTCCGCACTGTTAGATGTCCCTCCGAGCGATCTCGCCACGGAGCGAGGCCGCCGCGTAGGTCGCCGCGCCCTGGTCGGCGTAGGTGACGGTCGCGATGGCGGTGACGTACTTGTACGCCACGTGCCGCGAGTGCAGCGTCGCGGTGAGCAGCTTCCCGCCGACCGTCGCCGCGCTGGCCGCCACGATGGGGGCCGTGAGCGGCGCGACGCCGATGGCGGTCCACGTCGCGGACACGTCGCCGTCGTTCGTGGCCTTGCCGTAGAACTGCACCGACGCCGAGACGACGGAGGCGACGAGGTTGTCGAACGAAACCTCGACCACGAACTGCTCGTAGGCGTTGGCCTCCAGGGCCACCGCGCCCGTCGCGGGCTCCAGCACGGACGACACGTCGTTGTCCGCGACGAGGTCGCTCGCGAGGAAGATCGAATCCGACTTGGTGAAGGGCAGCATGTGCTTTCCCCTTTTCTCTCAAATGGGTTGGCCCGATTAGCCTTCCCGGTTTACGAGTCGAGGGGGGCCGAATGCCCCCCTCGGCTTACGTCAGGGGAGCGTTAGACGCCCCACGCAACCTGATCGAGCGAGAAGAAGGACTTCCCGCGCCGAACTGCGAAGTCGTGGCGAGCGATGCCACGGATGACCGTCTGGTCGTAGGCGAACGCGGACACGAGGCTGCCGCCGACGAGGTAGCTCGCGTCCTGGCTCACGTCGAGCATCAGGTCCGTGGACTCGCCGATGATGGCGTCGGCGAAGTCCCCGAAGAAGATGTTCTGGTAGAAGTTCGGCGTGAGGCCGGTCGGCATCTGGTTCGTCGAGACGTAGGGGTAGCCCAGGAGCGTACCGCGCTTCATCTCGTCGAGGAAGTAGAAGTTGCCGACCGAGTCGCGCACCGACATGAGGAAGAACTTGGTGCGGGGAGCGATGATCCAGCCGGGCTTCAGGAAGGGGATGTTGTTCTCTTCGAGCGCCTTCGGGCCCTTGAACAGATCCGCGATGACGAGCGTGAGGTCGGAGCCGTCGGCCGAAGCCGCGTTCGTGCGCGTGCCCTCGGCGGTGATCCAGGCGTCGAGCCCCTTGGGGCTGTTGCCGGAACCGGGACCGAACAGGAAGGCCGAATCCTCGACCACCGCGAAGCTCGACGTGAGGTCGTTCTTGACAACCTCGTCGGCCTTCGGGCTGGAGTAGCGGATCAGGTCGTTGCTCAGGGCCACGACGGCCGCGAGCTTCTTCCAGTTCAGCGAGATCACGCCGAACGTCGGCTGCTGGGCGTTCGTGCCCGTGTTCTCACCGATGTAGCTCGCCGAGACGCCGGCCGTCAGCTTCGGGATCGTGATGTTGCCGTTCGGCATCGGGAGCGAGGTCGCGCCCATCTTGCGGATCGCGACCCGGTTGTAGAGCAGGTCGATCAGATCCGTGCTGTACTGGGGCGGGATCACGTAGCCACCCGCGCTGTTCGGCGCAGTGGCGAGAGCCTTGACCACGTCGGGTCCGAAGCCGTTGGCCTCGGCGTATCCGCGCGCCTTCTCCACGTCGCCCTTGGCGGACGCGAATGCGCGAACGATGCGGGCGAGCGTGACGCCCTTCTCGGTCTTCTCCAGTTCGGGGCTGCGGGCTCCCGCATACGCGAACGCCTTGGTGATCTCGGACGACTTCGCCTCCTGCTCCTTGCGGAACTCGGCGAAAGCCTCCATGATCGTGCCCTTGGTCACGCTGGCGATGAACTCCTCCAGCTTGGCCTTGTTGGTGATCTCCATGATCGTTTCCTTTCCGACTTACCCGCTTCCGGCGGGCGCGGTGCTCGTGCTGCGGTCGCTCTCCTAGCCGGGGAGCCGTCCGGTCAGGTGCATTCTTGCTTCGTCCATCTGGCGACGAATCACCTTCTGGATGGTAGCACGCACTTCGCTCTCGTCCAGGGAGGTGAGGTCGTCCATCGAGAAGCCCTTCTTCGGATAGGGCGGCTTCTGGGCCGGCGGCGCACCGGGCGCGGCCGGGGGCGGCACTGCCGCCGGCTTCGCGGCTGGCGCACCGGGCGCGGCTGCCGCGCTCTGGGGCGGCGGGGCGGGCGGCTTCGCGGCCGGCGCGGCCGGCGGAGCGGCTGCCGGCTTCGCGCCCGGCGGAGCGGCTGCCGGCATGGCTGCCGGGGGCGGCGTTCCGGGCGCAACGGCCTGCGAACCCGGCACGATGTAGGTCTGCATGAACGACGCGGCGAACTTCTCCAGCGCGGCCTTGAGCCCCGTCGCGATCTGCGTCGGGTCGCCGCCCATCTTCAGCGGCTCGATCTCGGCCATGAGCGAGGTCGCGAGGGCGTCGAGGATGGGAGCGAGTCCGGGTTCGGCCTCGGTCGGATCACCGCCGGGAGGAACCGCACCGGCCGCCTCGCCCTCGGGAGTCTCTTCGGGAGCCTTTGCGGCCTCGTCGGCCGCTTCCTTGGCGGAGTCGTTCTGCATCTCGGCCGCTTCCTTCGCGGCCTTCGCTGCCTCTTGCGGGTCCACCTCGCCCTCCTTCGCCCAGGCCGGGGCGGCCTTCGCCTCGTCGCCGAACAGATCGTCGGCGAGCTTCGTTACGATGTCCATGTCAGCCTCCAAGCCCTTCTTGTTTTCGCGGGTCGGCTTTACGCGGTCGATGTAGGCTTGAACCTCGCGCGCGCCCCTGGCTGCGGAACGCGCAGCTTGCTCTGGAGATTGCTCGCCACGCCGCATCATGTTCCGCCCGAGATCACCGCGCCCTCTCGGCTTCGGTTCCTCGGTCTTCTCGCTCTTGCTCTCGGCCACGTTCCATACCTCCAACTGCCCGTGCTTCAAGCCGAGCGCGTGCGCCTCCGCACGCGAGGGGACGTTGAGGCTAACGTCGAGGTAGGTCTTCCCGCTGTCCTTCCAGCCGCCGAGGAAGTGGCCGGGCTTGTCGAGCAGGTCTGCGTTGTCCTTCTCGAAGATCGAGATGTCCGACGCGCTCGCGTCGCCGTCGATCACGCGCTCGCGCTCCTTGTAGGGCGACACCATGTAGCCGGAGGTCGGACTCTGCCCGTCCTTGTCGAGCGAGAAGCCCCCGCTGGTCTTCAGGGATTGAGCCGCAGCGGACCCGCGCATGATGGATTCCTTGTCCGCGCGATTCTCGCGGGTGAAGTTGTCCATCGTCCTGCCTTCTCCGCCGCCGCCACCACCTGCGTGGTCTGCCTGATCGTGCTGGCCCGGAAGATGCTTCGCGACGAAGTCGGGAACTTCGGCTTGCTTGTTGGCCTCGACGGCCTGAAGCTGATTCACCGCCTCCGCGCGCGTGGCGTGCTCACCCAAGAGCTTGCCGTCCTTTGAGTAGACGCACCACTTTCCGTTCGGCTTCTGCTTGATGTACTTCAGGACGCCCTCGTCGTCTTCCTTTGTCACGAGGTCGAGGAACGCCTTGGCCTCGTCGTCGGAGAGTACCGCCCCCGCGAAGGCGTGGTCCTCCGACCCGACTCCTGCCTCGGGCGCAGGCATCGCGGGGACGGTCACGGTGAGATTGCGAACCTGCGCGAGCGCCTTCTCGATCTGGAACTTGGGCACCCAGAGCCCGTTGGCCTCGGCGTAGTCGAGGAACTCTGTCGCCCACTTCACCACCAGTTCGATGTCGTGGCCGGCCGCCTTGGCTTCCGCCAGGGCCTCACGGTTGGACGGGATCGGGAGCAGGCTGAACTCGTAAAGCTCCTGGCGACGGAAGTCCACGCCCTTTTTCACGCCCCTGCGCGGAGTTGCCTCCAGCGGGTGGAAGCCGACGCTCGTGCCCTTGAGGAAGCCGCCCTTGACGAGCCCGAAGACTTGATCGGCGAAGGGGTAGACGCCCTTGTCGGGGAAGACGG